CCACCCTCGATCAGTGCCTCAATGTTGATGCCATCGGTTGGCTCAAAAACATCGCCCACTGTGCCGAGTCTTGATGATGCAATTACGTATGCCATGTTGTGTCCTAACTTTGTGCCTGCACATTGATATTAAGATCATACGCTGGCAACTCGCTGCCGCCGATGATAGCAATAGTTGGCCTGCCATCGGTAACACCAATTCGAGCGCTAACCACTTTTGCTGCCAAGTTCATCAAGCTGCGTTGAGCGTCTAAGTTGCCCGGCCCAACAGTAAGCAACCTGACCGGATATGACAGCGTAAACACGGCACGGCTAAAACCTGTAAAAGACGGCGCGTCAATAAACACACAAGGCGGTGAGATGTTTCTAGGGTCTGTTACTACCTGCAAGCCTGTAACGGCGCTTAAGGTGGCTGCTAGATCGTCTAGTGACTCGTTAAAAAGGTCGGTGTAGGCAACTGGTGTTGGCATTAGGCAACCTGTGCGCGGTTCACACCTAGTAACTGTTTAATCATTGGGCTAAGGCCGTTAGACCCACCAGAGACCATGCCATCAAATGAGGCAAAATCTGAAACCGAGCCACGTTGACGGTACAAGAAACCGCCATAGGCGCGTGTGCCCAAACCAACAGCCGTTGATGGCAACACGGTTAGCGAGTCGTGGTAGCCAGCCTCTTGCCTACGCAAAAAACAAAACGCTGACGCGGCAGCTGCACACAAAGTTAAAAACGCTGCATCAGCGGCGGTTGCTGTGCCAATTCCTAGCCAATCCTCAACATCGGTTGCAGATACCCACGTGCAAACTTGATTGTAAGTAAGCACACCTGCAGTAGTTGCTACTCGATCAACATTGCTGCCGGTGCAACGGTACATAACTTGGTTAGGTAAAGCTATGTTTTCGTTAAACAACGGGAAACCTTGCGAGTCAATACCAATGTACAAATACTGAGGCAGGTTTGTTACAACAAAAGTGCCGTTAAACGGTACGGCAACTGATGTGATAGTGACACTCTCACCAATAGCGATCTCTGTTGGTTCGAGTGTCTGAACTACCGCATAGTTGTCTAGCAACTGTTTGCTAGTAACTGTGTAATTGCTCATGGCGGTAAGGCCGCCTTTCGCTTAAGCTTGTGTGATCTTTTGGATCATGTTTGCGTTGGCCTTAAAGGTTGCCGCGTAACCGAACACGCTCATCTGGCGGCCAAGTGTGGATGGCAACTCAACTGAGAGCATTCCACGATCTTGGCGATACACCTCAAAAGCGTTCTTGTTCATGATGACCATTGTTTTGGCAGCAAAGTTGTTATCAACAACAATCTCCAAGCCGAGTGGGTTCATGCCTGACCATGATGCAGCCGAGCCAGCGCCGAGCGAGTTTTGGCCGTTAAGACCCGGTGCGCCAATTGCTGGAAAGATTGGGCGGCCTGTGGTGTCAACAAGTTGACCCATCAAAGCCCACGTTGCTGGATCAACAAAAATGTGTGTAGGCAACATATTTGTGGCCTGCGATGAAACAACAGCTGCATCGTAGATTGATTTCATCAAATCGGTTACTGACAAATCCCACACACCAGCCGATGTTGCTGCGGTGAGCAAGTTGTCTGCTGCGTAGTTGTCAATCGCTACGAGGTACTGACCAGCCAAATCTTGCACAATGATTTGCATTGCGGCAGGATCGGTGAAATCAATCACTTGGTAAGACAGTGTTGCTTGTCCAGCAAAAGTTACTTTTGTAACTGTGTTGGATGCAATCACTGCAGTTGTTGCTGATACTGCGGTAAGTTCAGTTGACTGTTGTGCTGCTGTCGGGTGAGTAGTCCAAGTTGGTCGAATAAAAGTTGCGCCTGCGCCTGCGTTTGGCATTGCGCGTGTACCAAGTGCATTGAGCACTGGTGCGATGTAATTGATGTCTTGAAACACTGGGCCAAGAATTGGGACTGGCACGATGCCGGCATCGTTGCTGAGTACGTTGTCTCCAGCTGCAGCTTCAATTGGCGATTTGTGCCATGCGCGATAATCGGCAAACACTCGTTGTGCTGATGCTGCGACTTCTCCGCCTTTGTGCATTGCTGAAATCCACTCGCCTACTGCTGGCAAACGTGGTTCACGCTTTGCTGATGCAAAAATTGGTGCAGTTGGGATGGTTGCCTCTACTGCCTCTACTGGTGTTACTTCGCTCATGGTTTCTGTCTCCTGTGTAGGTTCTGTTTCTATAGTACTTATTTCTTGCTCTGGTTGTGGGATACTCGCCGCAATCTCTGTGATCTGTGCACCTGCAAATGCTGGCACGGCTACAACGCTTAATTCTGTCCACGTGGCAGCGCTGATTTCCATGACTCCAGCCTCGTCATAACTAAAAGATGTAGGCGTGATCCCAATGGAAACCGAGTCTAAAACGCCGTCTTTCATAAGGGTCATTGCCTCGTTGCCCTGCACTGTGTCGCTAATCTTGGCCGTAAAAAGCATCCCATCTGGCGTTGACTCTCGCGATACAACTAAGCCAATAGCGCTAGTTGAGTCGTGGTTCATAATTAGTCGAGGTGCTTTGCCGTCAACTGGTAGAGCACCCTCAAGTACCCTGACCGTTGTGCCGTCTGAAACGGTTGCATCTACGCCGTAAGGTACGGCAATTCCTGAAATGGTGCGGCGCGCCATACCGTCTGGGCCGGCTGCGTCAATGGTTACTGCCTCTGCGGTGAACTTGATCATGATGAGTACGGTACACCATTGTTGCGTGGTGGTTGTGGCATTTCTTGCATATCGCTTTTTTCCATAATGTCACCATCAATAAAATCGTCAATGTCAAACTCAACACTAGTGTTGTTTGGCAGCACGTTGTTGGCTGACAATGTTTGTGTGATGCACTCTGCGATTTGTTTGCATCCAAATGTCCATAGGTCTTGGCGCGCCTCAACACTGTTGGTATAAGCGTAAGAACCGACGCTCAAATTAAGCAAGTACGCGGGGACACCACACACACGAGACATCTCATTTGCCTGAAAGATCGCTGAGTCAACAAGCAACATCTTGTCCGGACTTGTGCTTGTTTCGATGTAGTGAACTTCAGGCGATAAAGCCGCCGTCTGGTTGGTCGCTCTGGCCGCATTAAAACTCGCTGCGAGATCGGCTAACTCGGAGGAACTAAGCGGCTCTGATCCAGCCTGCACCTGCAATACGCCTGCTGGAATTGCACTAGACGCGTTTCTAAATCGTGCATCCTCAAGTTTAATAGATGTAGCAATTGCTTTTTGCGATGAATAGACAATTCCCGGTTGACCGTTTAAGAATTGCACTAAATCTTTAGGGTTGATTTCGCCACCGTTAAAGTACACCTCTTTTGATGGTGCAAACCAAACGCCTGCTGGACTACCAGCCTGATCGCGTGTGGTGCACATTGCTGCAGGTAAACGAGTAAACGATGCAGGGTAACCATCAGCGGTGCGTTCGGTAATGTACCAAAACGCTCTGCCAAACATCATTAAATCTGAAACTGTCCATGAAAGTATGTGATTGTTTGTGTTTGATTTGTCAATGCGGCGTAACCATGATCGAGGTGCAAGCGGCACTTGTTCCATTTCTTCGCCGTTCCACATTTCTGTGTACATCTTTAATTTCATTGATGCGATCACTGATGCAATCAATTGTTGTGCGCGCGCAATAGTTGGCACGCTCATTGCTTGAGCAAATAACACGCCCTCTGTGTAGGTGTAATACTGGCCCACCATTGCAGCGCCTTGATTGCTGTTGTAACTTGAGCCTGCAGCTGCAGCCTTAGTTGGCGGCGGTGAAATTGCGGCTTTAGTTTTAGAGAATATGGCCATGCTCTTAGTGTGTCACAATCTGTCTAGTTTGTGGTGGCATCGGCCCGGTATGCGATGCGGTATCCCGACGATAAGCAAGCATCAGGCCGATGCCATAACACACATTAGAGGCTAGACGCTGATGATCATAGGTTTGTTTGCAAAGATAGGTTTTGAGGCAAGAGCGACAGCAAAGACCATTGCGCGGCACGCTGAAATATCGCCCGGTGATCGAGTGCTTGACAACGTGAGCACACCGTTGTGTTTGATCGCTACGGCACGCTCAACTTGATCTATTAACTGGGCTTGCCCTGCGTGACTTATTCGTTTTTCTGTAATTAGTGCACGTACTGCACCAGTCCATTTGACTACCTCACGATGCCCTACCACCGTTTTGCGATGCGCATAGATTGGTGGGCAATGCAGATCAATTGATGGCACTAAAGCCAATTTAAGTGATGGTGATTGCTCAATCTCTAAAGCGACTGCATCCCACATTTCTTTAATTGTGTCAACCACAAAGGCAATATGGCAGCGCGTGTATTGTCCGTCTTGTACAGCTCTGACACCCACATATCGCGAGTCATCTACAGCGGACTCAATAGCCAACACACCGTTTTTTGGCATTGGCAGATTGTTGCCTAATTCTGTAAATTGACCCGGCTCAATCCAAGAATGTTGACTCTGAACAAAGATATTGACCGATGCTCTTAAGAAACTATTGCGGTCTGGTGATTGTGACTCTGCCTCGATCACAGACATATCTAACAAACCCTCTGCCAATGCAGGGTTGGAATATCTCCATGCCTCTGGTGTCATATAGTCCATTACAGGTGGGCTGTATTCTGCAAAGTAAAGCGATGTGTTTTTGCCTGAGTCCACAGCTCTTAAACCTTGCTCACGCCATCTGAGCATTGATTTTGATGACGCATCGCCACTGGTGCTGAAACCAGCCAGCAAAGGGTTTTTGCGTGCTCGCATAGCCGGCATTAAACCGTTGTCAATGGCATCCTCTGATACTGCCCACCACTCATCCACAATGCACAAGTCAATTGAGTATCCGTGACCTACACCGGGCGTGGCAGCTCTAGGCATCCACTGCGACCCATCAGGCATGGTTAGCACCTGACGGCCATAAGACCAGATCACTGTTGCACCAAACTTTGCTTCAAGAATAGGTGCAAGATAATTAAACAAAACTGTTGCCAAATCAAGTTTGTGAGCAACTGACATCACCAACTGTTTACCGCCACGTGCCTTGCCTTGCGTACACAGAAACCAGCCAAGTAAAGCGGCGATGGTAACGGTCTTGCCGTTTTGTCTGGCCACACTTGTGTAAGACACTCGATGCACCCACACTTCTTTTCCGTCAACAATGTTGTAAGCGGTCA